TGGGAGCCGACCGATTCGCAGGCCGAACGGCTGCGCGCGCTGCAGCGCGAATTCCCTGGCGTCATCGTCTGCGAACGGAACTATCCTGGCGATTCCGTCCTGACGCTTCTTCGCCGCTGGTCTGTAAAAAACGTCTATAAACACCGTGACAGGGAATTGCGCGAGAACGTCGCGGGGAAGGACTGGAACCGCAAGCCGGGATTCCCCATGTCCGACTTGACGAAGCCGCGCGCGTTTACCGAACTTGAAGAAGCGATTCGGAAACGTCATGTCCTGATCTGCGGAAGAAAAACGGTTGACGACTTGAAGGGCTATCGTTATAACGACGCCGACCGGATCGAATTCCAGGGGTCGGCGTCCGACTTCGCGAATAGCGGCGAGCGATCGCACGGGGAACTAGGAATCGCGCTCGCGCTCGCATGGTGGGGACGCAAGTCCGGATCAATCGGGGTCGGTTAGGATGGCCGAACAGAACAGGCGAAGGATCGTCGACCGGGTCGCGAACGCTTCACTGGCTTCCCTTGTCGGTTCAATCCAGGACGCGATTTACAAGGCGAACCGCGAACGCGCGATCGCCGAAGTCGCGCAGGCCGTCGGCGCCAAGATCGCGTCCATCGAAGCGATCGCCGAACGCAAAGCATATCCGGCCGTCGGGATGACGGAAGTCGCTTCCTTCCTGCAGACGCAATTCGTCGGACAGCCGCAGCAAAACCTGGAACTGCTCGCGCAGCTTTACGAAACGCACCCTTGGGTCAAGGTCTGCGCGTCATACATCGCCGGCGCGCTGTCCGGGATTCCGCTTCGCGTCTGGAAGGCAGTCGGCTACGAAGACGGGAAGGAAGTCCTGGAACCGGCCGACGATTCGCCCGTCGGGCGAATGTTCCGCTGGATCAATCCGCAGCAGTCGCCATCCGAATTCGTCGAAGACCTGGCGTCCTGGCTGATCCTGACTGGCGAAGCATACGTCGCGTTCACCGAACCGGGTCCGCAGACGCCGCGCGGGATCCCCGCGGAAATGTACGTCATGCTGACGCCGTTCGTCGAAAAGGTCGTTTCCCCGTCGTCGGGGATCGTCCTTTATCGCTATCGCGTCGGCGCCGGCGAAGCGATCTTCCGCGCCGAAGACGTCGCCTACTTCAAGACCTTTTCGCCGGCCGGCCGCTTCCGCGGCCAGGCCGCGGCGGCCGCCGGCTGGACGACGGTTCAGACCGACCAGGAGATCCGCACGTTCAACCGCCAGGTTCTTCGGAACGGCGTCCACCTGTCCGGAATCCTGCAGGCCGACAACGAAGACTTGAACGCCGAAGACGCGAAGAACATTCGCGAGTCCTTCGAAGCGCAATATTCCGGGTCGTCGAAGGCCGCCAGGATCGCGGTCCTGTGGGGCGGCCTGAAGTTCAACCCGACGACGATCCTTCAGAAAGACGTCATGCTTCCGGAGCAGGTCGCCGGCAACCGTGACGAAATCATCGCGCTGTTCGGCCTGAAGCCGGAACTTCTGACGGACAAGTTCGCGAACAAAGCGACCGCGGAAACCGTCCGCCGCATGGCATACGAAGACACGATCCTGGGCCGATGGGGACAGCGAATCGAATCCGTCTTCAGTTCGACGGGACTGATGCGCTTCGATCCTGACCTTCGCGTTCGCTTCGATGCGCGCGACGTTCCAGCGCTGCAGACGTCGCAGACGGAGCGCGTCGACGTCGCGACGAAGTCGGTCGCGAACGGCCTGATGACGCCGAACGAAGCGCGACAGGCCGTCCTGTCGCTAGCGCCGTCCGACCAGGACGAAGCGGACCTGCTCGCGTTCAACGGGACGCCGCTTTCGGCGATGGCGACCAGGACCGGGACCGCGCCGGCGGCCGGGCCGAAGAAGTTTTCGGTCGTCCAGTTCAAAGCCGCGCCGCGCATGGACGACTTCGAACAGATGCGAAGCCTATCGGACGCGCAGACAGAACGCGCGATCCGCGCCGTCCTGCGGGATCTTCAGTCCGAAGTCCGCGCCGTGACCGCGTCCAGGTCGACGGTCGACGTCGAACTGATCGCGAAGATCGAACAGATTTTCCTGTTCGACGGCCGGACGGCGATCGTCCGCGCGACTTCCGAAAGCGTCAAGGCCGCGATCGACCGCGCCGTCGAAACGGAACTTGCCAGGATGACGGGCGCCGGAATGGTCGGCGTCTTCGACGTCCAGCCTGTCCGCGCGCTGGCTCGCCTGGCGACGCAGGAACAGCGCGTCCGCGACATGATGGGAAAGCGCTGGATCGACCTTCGCGGCGGCCTGGCCGAAGGACTTGCGGCCGGCGAAACGACCGCCGAACTCAACGCGCGGACGTCCAGGTTCTTCGACGGTATGCGGAACAATGCGGCGACGGTAGCGCGGACGGAAATCAATCCCGCGCTGAACTGCGCGACGCAGGACGTCGCGATCGCCGCGGTCAAAGCGGGGAACGACGTCGTTTCGACTTGGGTCACGATGGGCGACGAACTGGTCCGAACGCCGCCGGGATCGTCCTTCGATCACGCGCGCGCGAATGGACTGACGATCGTTCCGGGTCGCGAAATCTTCGTCGTTAGCGGCGAACGGCTGGAATATCCTGGCGACTCCTGGAACGGAGCGTCCGCGGGGAACACGATCAACTGTCGATGCGGAATCCGGAACGAGATCCGGAAGCCGAACGCCGACGACAACCGGGGGTCGATCTGATGACGACGAACCGTTCTATTTCGCCGGCGGATCGGGCGGCGCTGAACGCCGCGGCGGCCGAATCGAATTACAAGGGCGGCGCGCTGTTCGCCCGGCTGGAATTCAAGGAAGACGCGAGCGACGGCGATTCGCTCCTGAAGCCGGTCACGTTCCAGGGATTCGCGAACACCGGGCGCGCCGATCTTGGCGACGACATTGTCGAACCGGAAGCGTTCAGCAAGGCGACGCTGGCCGAATACCTGAAGTTCGGCCGGCAACTGTTCTTCATGCACAACCCCTATTCGCAGGTCGGCGAGATCGTCGAAGCCGATGTCGTTCCGAAGGGGACGCGGTCGCTGTTCGGGATCAAAGACGGCGGCCTGCTAGTGAAGGGGTTCGTTGACTCGCCGATCGACCCGGAAACCGGCTGGATCCCCGATCACGAACTGGCGAAGGTGATTCACTTCGCGCGAATGCAGGTCCGCCGCGGCCGGCTCAAGCTGATGTCGATCGGCTGGCGCCCGACGAAGACGGAATACGTCACGGCGCCCGACCCGCGGCGCGGGAACGAACCGCGGAAGTTCCGGCTGGTCAAGTCGCTGATCTTGTCGGAGATCAGCCTGGTAACGATGGCGATGTCGCCGCAGTCGATCCTGGAAGTCGAAGGCGCCGCGAAGGCGCTGGCGCATTTCTACGGCCAGGACGTCACCGACGCGATCTTCGAAGACGCCGGCGGCCTGCCGGCGGCGCTGGAAGCGATCCCCGAAAAGGTCGACGGCCTGACGGCCGAACGCCTGCGGGCGATCTTCACGAAAGCCGCGGACGACGCGGCGGCCGCAATTCGCGAAGCCGCCGCGGCGCCCGCGCCGAAGCCGGACGAAGAAGTCCGGCCGACGCTGAACCTGGTCAAGCTGGACCAGGACGCGGCGACGGTCCGGAAGCTGAACGTGGTTTCCCTGTCGAAAGGTTAGGAACGAAATGTCCGATCCCGTCCTGAACGTCATCCCCGAAGGGGAAATCAAGGCCGCTTTCGAAGGTCTGAAGACCGACGTCGCGGCGCTGCGCTCGCAGATGGCAACGGACAAGGAAGCGACCGGCCTGGCGATCGAAAAGCGGGCCGACGATCTGCAGAAGGCGCTGCAGGCCGTCGACGACTTTTCCGCCCGCATGGACGACCTGGTCCGCAAGGTCGACCAGAACGCCTTCGCCGCGTCGTTCGGCCAATCGAACGGCGAACTGCGGGACGCGCTGGAATCGTTCCAGGGCGGCTTCAAGGCGTTCAACGGCGACGACGACGCGACGGAATGCAAGGCCGGCGCCCGGCCGTCGCTGAAGCACCTGGTCGAAGGCGTCTTCCAGGCCAGCGAAAACGCCGACGCGGACAACGAGTCCGCGCGTTTCCACGCGCCGAAGCACGCCGCGATCCTGCGGCTGCAGAAGGCCGCGGACGACGTCTATCAGATCGACGCCATGCTGCGCGCGCAGATGGACGCGCAGCAGCTTGCGAACTACCAGGCCGCCGGCGGCGTGAAGTCGACGAAGACCTGGGCGCGCTACCAGCAGATCGCCGGCCAGTTCGTCAAGGCCGCCGGCGACCTGATCGACCGTTCGACCGAAGTCGCGAACTGGGTTCCGACCCAGTATTCCGCGAACCTGTACGAGCGGATCAAGATCGGTCTGCCGCTCCTGCAGGCGTTCCAGGAAGTCGCGATGACTACCGGGACGATGGAACTTCCGCTGGACATGACGGACCACGAAGCGACGCGGCGCACCGAAACGACGACGAACGCCAGCATGTCGTCCTTCGATGACACCACGTTCCAGAACAGCGGCGCGATCGCGACGAAGACGACCCTGTCGGCCGAAAAGCTGCGGTCGCGTTACTGGCTGTCCGCGGAGGCGTCCGAAGACCTGCTGATCTCGATCCTTCCCATGCTGCAGAACAAGCACGTTCGGAACATCGGCGAAGCGATCGAAGACGCGATCGTCAACGGCCATACGACCGGCCTGGACACGGGCGGGACGCACTTCGGGAAGACGAACCCGCCGGCCGCGACCGATGCGCGCTACTGTTGGGATGGCCTGCGGAAGATGGCGATCGCCTACACCCCGACGCCGTCGAACCGCGCGGACATGGGCAACGTGAAGCCGACCGTCGTCGGAATGCGCGGAATCCGCGCGGCGATGGGCGAGTACGGCCTGGACCCGTCGATGCTCCTGTACATCATGGGCATGTTCGGCTTCGTCAAGCTCCTGGACGATTCGAACGTCCTGACGCTTGAGAAGTTCGGGAACCTGGCGACGATCCAGACCGGCGCGATGGCCGCGGTCGATGGCTGTTCGGTCCTGGTTTCCCGCCGCGTCCCGCAGAACGCGAACGCGACGGGCATCATCGACGGAACGACCACGAACCGGACCCTGGCCGTCGTCGCCAACAAGGGCGCCTTCGTCCTGGGCAACCGGCGCCGGATCACGCTGGCGCAGCAGTACCACATCGCCAGCGATTCGAACGAACTGGTCGCCTTCTGGCGCGGCGATTTCCAGCCGTTGCACGCGACCGCGTCGATCGCCGGCTGCGGCGTTCTCTACAATATCGCCGGCGTCTAAGCGGCGACCGCGCGCGGCGCGCTTCGCCGCAGGTCTGACGGGGCGGCGGTCTTCGGGCCGCCGCCCGTGAAAAGGAGCCGGACACGATGGCAGTCGGAAAAGACCGCGAGCAGAATGAAGGCGCCGGCGCGACCGGCGATTCCGCCAGCCTGGCGGATCGGATTTCGGAACTGGAACTGATCGTCCAGGAGCAGGCGACGACGATCCAGGCGCTTCTGAACGCGCAGATTTCCGCCGCCGGCGCCGACCCCGTCGGCGCGCGCGCGCGGGCGCTCGGGCGGACCCTGGTCCAGTTCCGCGCGAACTACAATCGCATGGCGCAACCTTCAACCGTGAAGGACGCGCCGAACATCGTCGAAGGGTACGCGGTCGGCGAAGGCGAGATCGTCCGGCTGCGGGACGACGAAGTCGCCAGGATCCAGGCGGACTTCCCGGACCTGATCGAAGCGAACCAGTCGAAGTTCCGCCCGGCCAGGCGCCGGATTCCGTTCATGGGACAGGACCAGCACGGCCGGCCGGCTTGGACGACGAAGGTCCAGGAGATCCCGGTCGACGCGCTGGTGAAGGCCGCGCCGGCGGTCGGTTGACTTGATGCGCGCGCCGGGTCGGAACCGACTTCGTCCGGCGCTTCGGGGATGATTCGGCGCGCGCGCCCGAAAGGTCGACAGTGTCCAGGGTTGAAACGATCCGGCCGACAGTATCCGGCGCAGATACGACCGGCGGCGGAAACGTCGTCAACGGGCCGAACGCGTTCGACCAGAACGAATCGACCTATGCAGCGTTAAACGGGGCCGTCACCGGCGGGTCGGTGGTTCAGATCCTGTCGGGGTTCCCAGACGACACGAATCCGACGCGGCGAACGTCTGTTGTGGTCAGCCTGAAACTGGCGCGGGTCGGCTGGACGTTAGACGACCAGTGTGTCGTCTACTTTCAGGTGGCGGTCGGCGAACCGTGGGTCATCGTGGCTGAATTCTTCTACGCCGACCTTACAACGTCAGCAGTCTGGTATGACGTCGACGTTTCGCCCTTCGTCGGCGCGACCCCTTCGTCTGGCTGGCGGATCGGCGTCGGGAACTATGATGGGCCGCCGCCAGGTCCACCCGATCCGCAGATTCCGGGGTAACGATGGCCGTTTCAGTGACACGACACTACGAATTCCGCGTCGTCGTTACGTCGGAAGACGCGCCAGCGCCGGCGGAAACCTACATCGACGGCGGCGCCGTCATGGGCGCGACGGAATTCGCGGTCGACGTCCAGGCCGTCAATCCTGGCGGCGGCGAAATCGCGGTCGCGGTCGAAGCCGCTACCGAATACCTGGTCGACGTCGAAGGGGTCACGCCGTGACGATGGGGAACGCTTCCGCCTTTCGCGTCGTCGAGATCCCGCAGGGTTCGACGGGCGCGTTCCTGGTCCTGACGGTCAAGAATAACGGCGCCGCGCTGAACATCAGCGGAGCGACGACGCTTCGCTATTGCGCGAAGACGATGACGGGCGCCGCGGTCGCGACCGACGTCGCCGCGGCGTTCTACACGACCGGGACCGACGGGAAGATCAAGGTCCAATTGACGGCGGCGCTCGCCGGCACGGTCCGGAATCTTCTGTTCCACGCGGAAGCGCTTCCGATCAATTCGGGGACGCTGGTCACGGAAACGATCATCCTCAAGATTACGCCGACCGGGCGCGGGGTCTGACATGGGTTCGGTCACGCTGTCGAATCAGTCCTTCCTGTCGGTCGACGAAGCGCTGGCCTACCTGCAGGACCAGGGGTCGCCGCTGGACGACCAGGACGGCCTGAAGCTCCACCTGAACGCGGTCGCCGGCTACATGGTCAAGGCGACCGGGCGGAACCGGCTGATCCATGTCGCGACGGATCCGCTGACCGAATATCGGGACGGGATGGGGACGTCGCGTCTGTACCTGCGGAATGCTCCGGTCGTTTCCCTGACGTCGGTCACGCTGAACCCGCACGAATCGACCGCGGAGTCCGTCACCGTCCCGACGTCGCCGGCGACCTATTCGGATCACTGTTTTTTCGACCCGACGGGCGGCGTCCTGGTCCTAAAGGACCGCGTCTTCCCCGAAGGTCCGTCGACCGTGAAGATCGTCTATCTCGCCGGCTTCGTCGCCGGAACGCCGGAATATGACGAACTGAAGGCGATCGCCGGGAACATTCTCGCGCGCAGGTGGGCGCGCTGGAAGGGCAACCGTCACGGCGTCGCGAGCGAATCCCGCGGGGACCAGACCGTCGCCTTCGTCGCCGACGACGTCCGGAAGGAAGAAGTCGCCGACCTGCGGCGCTACCGAAGGACGCTGTTCGCATGATCCCGCGCCGCGCAGCTTCCCTTTCCGTTAGCTTCCCCGGCCTGGCCTGGAAGGCGAACGCGCTTGCCGTCGTCGCGCCGAAGGCCGTCGACCGCGGCCTGGAACGCGGGATCCGCGCGGCCGCGCTGGACGTCGAAGGCCAGGCGAAGAAATACCTGGAAGGCGAAGTCCTGAACAAGCGGACCGGCCGGCTTTGGCGGTCGATCCATTCCGAAACCTTCCGTCGGTTGGGCCGGGTCGTCGGGATCGTCGGGACGAACGTCAAGTATGCCGCGATCCATGAATTCGGCGGGATCATCCGGCCGAAGTCCGCCGGCGGACTCCTGGTCTTCCAGGCCGAATCCGGCGGCGACTTCGTCTTCGCGAAGCAGGTCAAGATCCCGCGGCGCCCGTACCTGTCGCGCGCGTTCCAGGCGCGGAAAGCCATCGTTTCGCGGCTGGTCATGCGCGCGATCATGGAAGAAGTTCGCGGCCGCGGCGGCCTGAATACGGGCGGCGTCGTTCCGGCTTCGGAACGGACGGGAGTCGGGTTCAATGCCGACTAAGGTCACGGCGTCGTCGATCTGGCGCGTCCAGGAAGGGCTGGAACGAGCGCTGCGGTCGATCAGCACGGCCGACGGGTTCAATACGTCGCCGACTGTCCGCGTCGGCGTCCCCGCGCTGGACGGCGTCCAGAACGGCGACCTGCCGCTGATCGCCTTCGAATTCGGCGACATGACGCCAGACGTCGAACAGACGGGCGCCGACGCGCCGTCGCATGGCCTGATCCGCTTCGCCTGGCCGGCGCTGGTCTACGGCTATATCCGGACGACAGGCGCCGCGCGCGACCTGAACCAGTCCGCGACAGCGCTTCTTCTGGACGTCCTGGCGGCGGTCTATGACGACGAAACCTTGCCGGATGGCGCCGGACAGGGTACGGTTCTACTCGTTCAGCCTGGCGCGGTCGCCTGGGATATGGAATCGTTCGCGAAGGACGGCCGCGGTTGGTTCGCCGCTGAATTCGTCCTGGTCTTCGACGTCGAAAGGAGCGGAACGCCATGATCGTTCGCGCGAAGTACATCGGACCGTTTCCCGAAGTCACGATCGCGGGCGTGACCGTCAAGCGGGACGAAGTCGCCAAGATCCGCATCCCTGACGGGACGCCGATCGGCGGCTGTTGGGAAGTCATGGAAGACGAAGCGAAGGATGACGCCGGCGCCGCGGCTTCGTCCGCTGACAAGGGGAGCGCGACGACCGACCAGGCCGCCGACGCTACGAAGAAGAAAGGCGCCTAATCATGTCGCTGTCGAAGGGTATCAACAGCTTCGCCGGCTTCGGCGGCGAAGTCACGCCTGGAACAAAGGGAACGATCGACCTTTGGCACAGGGTCGTCGACATGAACCTGAAGCATCAGAAGGATCTGTTCGTTTCCGAATCGCTGTCGCCGGACTGGCACGTGGCGATGTACTACGGAGCCGGTCGGAACATCGGCTCGGTCGTCTTCGAACAGACATACACCGGCCTGGAATTGTGGTGGCACGCTTTGATGGGCACCTACACCTACCAGGTCAACACCCCGGTCTCCGGCGCGAACACTCACACGATGATTTTCGCGCCAGCGACGAACAACCACCCGTCGCTTTCGTTCGAAGCGGTCCGCGGAATCGGCGGCGCGAAGGAGATCGCTTATCTCGGCGTCCGGCCGACGAAGGCGACCCTGGAGTTCGCGCCGAAGAAGCCGATGCGGACGACGTTCGAACTCTATGGGATGGGGATCAGCCGCGGCGCGCCGGCGGCCGCCACGTTCCCGACGTTCCGTCCCGTCCTTCCCGCCCATAAGACGACGCTGACGGCGAACGGCACGGCCGTTTCCGTCCTGTCGGGCCGGGTCGAGATCGAAACGCCGCGCGCGGAAGACCGCGA